ACTCAGTTGAGGCCGTAGTCGAAGACCCACGCGGTATTTCACGAGCATAAGGAGATAACTATGCCTATGGAGCAAATTGAATATAAGTTCCCCGACGAGATTGAGAACGAGGCGGCTCAAACCAATGAGGAAGAGCTTCTCGTAGAAATCGAGGATGACACCCCGGAAGAAGACCGTGGTAAGGAACCACTTCCTGCCGATATTGTTAACTCTTTGGAAAAACCGGAGGATGGCGGGGAGTACCCCGAGGAAGTAGTCAGCCGGTTCAAACAGTATAAGAAGGCTTGGCATGATGAGCGTCGGGAGAAGGAAGCAGCCCTGCGCGAACAGGCCGAGGCTTTACGTATTGCCCAAAGCCTGCTTGAAGAGAACAAACTTCTCAAGACGACCCTGTCGTCTGGTGAGCAAGAGTATATAGCTACCGCCCGATCAGCAGCCGAGACCGAGGTCGAGGTTGCTAAGCGCAACTACCGGGAAGCTTACGACTCTGGCGACGCTGAGAAGTTAGTTGAGGCACAGCAAGCCCTAGTGGATGCGTCCTTAAAGTTGGATCGGACAAAACAATATAAGCCCACTTTACAAGACACAGAAACTGAGGTACAACTCCCGCAATCTCGGCAGGAACAAAAACCAGCCGACCCGAAATTCGCTGATTGGCAGCGCCGTAACTCCAACTGGTTCAATAAGGACGAGGAGATGACGGACGCAGCGATGGGACTGCATAAAAAGTTGTTTCGTGAGTACGGCCCTGAATATATTGGTACTGACGACTACTACAAGCGTATCGACGAAACGATTCGCAGGCGGTTCCCAGAAGCCTTTCCAGATGCATCTGAGTCACAGAAACCTCAGAAAAGTAAGCCGAGTACCGTCGTAGCATCAGCTAAGCGAAGCACGGCTCCGAAGCAGGTTAGGTTAACAGCTACACAAGCAGCCTTAGCCAAGAAGTTCAAACTGACACCGGAGCAATACGCCCGCGAGGTCCTTAAATTACAAGGGAGTTGATTATGAGCGAGAACCGACTTACTAGAGAATTAGAATCCCGTACGCAACAGGAACGCCCTAAGCAGTGGGCACCTGCGGAACTACTACCGGAGCCTGATAAACAGGCCGGGTTTGCGTATAGGTGGATACGTGTTGCTACACTTAACAAACCCGATCCTAAGAACGTCTCCGCTAAGCTGAGAGAGGGCTGGGAACCGGTAAGGATTGAGGAGCAACCTAAGTTTCGACTGCTAGTCGACCCAGATAGTCGATTTAAAGAGAATATCGAGGTCGATGGACTGTTGTTATGCAAGACGCCTGAAGAGTTTGTGCAACAGCGTAATCAGTATTACGCGAACCAGACCATAGCTCAGACGAATGCAATTGACAGCAGTTTTATGCGTGAGAACGATGTTCGTATGCCTCTTTTTGCTGAGAGAAAATCTACGACCACGTTCGGCAAAGGTGGTTAATCTCAATTTTTGGAGTCCAACATGGCATATCCGACTGTAAATGCCCCATACGGGCTAAAACCGATCAATCTGATCGGCGGTCAGGTGTTTGCGGGTCAAACTCGTGAACTCCCGATTGCAAGTGGCTATGGCACTGCTATTTATAACGGCGATATTGTTCGTCTAGATGGCGGTACTATTGTCAAAGAGACTGGTACAACTACTGTTACAGCGCAAGGTGTAACGGGCGTGTTCCTTGGCTGTACTTATACTAACCCTTCGACCGGTCAAAAGCTGTTTGCCCAATCGTATCCGGGCGGCGTAACTGCTTCTGACATTCTGGCGTATGTGGCTGATGATCCTGATCAACTGTTCAAAGTCGCTGTGACAGGCGGGGCTACTAGCTCTACCATCACCCCGATTTCGGGCGCGATCTTGGGCAACAACTTGGCTATTTCGCAACCGGCTGCTAACACCACTATTTCGGGTAACTCGAATATCGGTGCTTATGATTCGGGCAGCAATACTGCGCAGTCGCTACCGTTCCGTGTTGTTGGTCTTGTTGAAGAGACTACCGACTCAAGCGGCAACTACAGCGAAGTTATTGTTAAGTGGAATGCTCCATATCCAACCATTACCATCGATTTCACGGCTGAAACCGCGTCGGTAACCATGGCTGGTGGACATTCTTACCTCAACCCGAACGGTCCAGATAGCGTATAAGGGAGTTAAATCATGGCTATTTCACGCGCACAACTACTGAAAGAGCTGCTCCCCGGCTTGAACGCACTGTTCGGCATGGAGTACTCGCGTTATGGTGAGGAACACAAGGAAATCTACGAAACAGAGAATTCCGAGCGTTCGTTCGAAGAGGAAACCAAGCTGTCCGGCTTCTCGGCAGCTCCGGTGAAAAACGAAGGTTCTGCGATTGCGTACGATAATGCGCAAGAAGCATGGACTGCACGATACAACCACGAAACCATTGCTCTGGGTTTCTCGCTGACCGAAGAGGCCATCGAAGATAACCTGTATGACAGCCTGTCGGCTCGTTATACCAAGGCGCTGGCTCGTGCTATGTCGTATACCAAGCAAGTCAAAGCAGCAAACGTGCTAAACAACGGCTTTAATGCTGCCTATCCGGGCGGCGATGGTAAAGCCCTGTTTGCAAACAACCACCCACTCGTCTCCGGCGGCACTAACTCGAACATCCCTTCGACCCCTGCTGACCTGAACGAAACTTCGCTGGAAAACGCTGTGATTCAAATCGCTGCGTGGACTGACGAACGTGGGCTGCTGATTGCTGCAAAACCACAAAAGCTGATCATCCCACCGTCTCTCCAGTTCGTTGCTACTCGTCTGTTGGAAACCGAACTCCGTGTCGGCACTAACGATAACGACGTGAACGCAATCAAGAACAACGGTTCGATCCCCGGCGGCTACACGATTAACCACTTCTTGACCGACAACAACGCATGGTTCCTGACCACTGACGTTCCAAACGGCATGAAGCACTTTATTCGTACCCCGCTGGCGAACTCGATGGACGGTGACTTTGACACCGGCAACGTGCGTTACAAGGCTCGTGAGCGTTACTCGTTCGGCTGGTCTGACCCGCTGGGCATGTACGGCTCGCAAGGCGCGTAATAAAAAGGGGGCTTTACGCCCCCTTTTTTGTAGTATATAAAGTAGTTATTCCGGGGTTTACCCGGTGTGCCAAACAGGTCCCCGGCCTGACTTCATGCAGATTGGCGCACCTAACCGCATGAGGAAAAATTCAAATGGCTCTCTCAACTACCCAAAGTATTTGGCGTTCGGGTGGCGGCGACACGACTCGCACCGCGTATTGTGGTTCTGGCGTGATGGCTGCTCAATTTTATATCGCAGCAAGTGACACCGCCGGTAATGTCAAAGTATCGTCTGTAGCTGGCGCTCCTAACCTCATTCTGCCCGCTGGCGCAGTTGTTATTTCCGCAATTATTACCACCGCTGATTCCGGTGCAGTTGACCTTGGTACTACCGGTTATAACTCCGGTACTGTTTCTGCGGCTTCTATTGCTAACGGTCTAAGCGTAGCTGCGGCTGGCACAGTTACTTCTGGCCTGACTAATACCGCAACTACTGAATTAGCATATGTAACATCGGCAGACGGTGGTTCTGCTGGCGGTGGCGCAGTAGAGGGTTACATCACTTACTTCGTCGTTGATCCGTTGGCTGGTCAGCAGAACGTCTGATAAGGAGGCATCGCCATGATGCAAACAGACGTAAAAGCCGTACAGGTAACCTCTACTAACACAGCGTACGCTGCCCCAACCCGTGTAAAAGCGGTAACGGTTAGCTACGCTTCTGGCGGTACGGTTGTCTTAAAAAATGGTGGTACCGGCGGTACTACGCAATTTTCGTTTACGGCACCGGCAATTGATGGTTCAGAACATATTTTGTTCCCCGGCGAGGGCATTTTGTTTAGAACCGATGTCCATGCCACTTTGTCCAACGCAACTATTGTGGTGTTCTATGGCTAAGTCTCCGGCATGGCAACGTAAAGAAGGGAAGAACCCCAAAGGTGGTTTGAATGCTAAGGGGCGAGCTTCGTATAACGCAGCTAACCCCGGCAAACCCGGACTTAAAGCGCCGCAGCCGGAGGGCGGGCCTCGTAAGAAATCATTCTGCGCCCGTATGGAAGGAATGAAGAAAAAGCTTACGAGTTCCAAGACCGCAAGCGACCCGAACAGTCGTATTAATAAATCACTTAGAGCGTGGAAGTGTTAACCGTGGACTTAGCATTTGTTTGGAACGGCGCGCTGTCGCTTTTTGTGGGGCTGTTCGCTTACATCGCCCATGAGAAGTTTTCTGAGCTTGCACGTATCACTATCTTGTTGAATAAGACGCGTGAGGAGATTGCGCGGGATAACGTGACAAAAGCAGAACTAGATCGTATTACTGATCACATTGATCAGCGGTTTAATAGGCTGGAAACCAAGATTGATCAGCTAATTGAATCGCACAGGAGAGTTTTATGAAAAAGAAGGCTAGAAAGTTTGGTACTGGGGGCGCTATTCTTACTGGCTTAGGCGCGGGCTTTGTCGGCTCTGCTATATACGACAAGCTGATGAAGAACAAAGAAGACAAAGAAGATAAGTTTCAAAGCCTAAAGTCTGTAGATAGCAAAGGTCGTTCTCCGCAAGAACAAATTAATAAGCAAACTGGCGCTAAGTCGGTAGAGCCTGAGACTAAAGCTGAGATTAAGGCTGAGCCTAAAACCGATAGTCGTGAAGACTATCTTGAGAAGCGTGGGGCTAAGCCAATCAAGACTACTGGTACTTTTTCCGGGGCTGATACAACCGCGCCTGATACTGACGTTAAAGATACTACCCCTGCGCCTGTTAAGAAAGTTTCGACACCAAAGCCAGCAGTGTCGTCTAATACAGCTATAAAAATGGCCCCGCCTGATAATGCAGACCTTAAACCTAAGCCGGTTCCAAAGGCGCAGCCCAAAAAGCCAGACACCAAAATGCCGCTACCATCTGATGAGCGTCCGTATAAGCCTTATCCAGCTGATAGTAAGTATGGCCTTGAAGATAAAGCTAAGACCGAAACTAAGAGCGAAAAGAAACCAGCTAAGCCTAAGACCGCTCCTGTTACTAGGTACTCTAAAGACAAAGAAAAAGAAGGCGATAGCAAGTTCGTACCACGACACCTGCGTAATACAACCCCGTTCAAGAAGGGCGGCATGGTTAAAAAGTACAACGACGGTGGCGCGGCTAAGGCTGAACCCAAGAAGGACACGATGCCTGAATGGGCAAAGAATGAGCGCGAAAATAAGAAGAAAGATGAGCTTAATAAACGTGAGAGTGAAGGCGCAAAAAAAGAAGTTAAGCGCAATATGAGTACGTTTGGGTTCAAGAAAGGTGGCACAGCATCTAGCCGTGCTGATGGTATAGCCCAACGCGGTAAGACACGCGGGAGGATTTACTAATGCCAAGCGTCTCAGGTAAACAACACCGTCTCATGGCTGCGGTGGCAACTAATCCAGCTGTGGCAAAGAAAACTAAGATTCCACAATCCGTGGGAAAAGAGTTTATGGAAGCCGATAAAGGCAAAAAATTTAAGGGAGGCGGTGAGATGAAAGAGTCCAAGGCGATGGTTAAGAAGGAGATTGGCTTCATGAAAAAGAAGGGCGCTCCTAAATCCATGATCAAGCACGAGATGGCTGAGGCTGGTATGAACAAAGGTGGCGGCGTCAAGAAGTATGCTGCTGGGGGTTTAGCTGCTGGTCACAAGTCGGCTGATGGTATTGCTTCTAAGGGTAAGACCAAGGCTAAGCAAGTGACGATGAAAGGCGGCGGTAAAGCTGGTGGTAAGTACTGCTAAGGAGATTGAGATGAGACCAAGTATACCTCGCGGCCCCGCAAATCCGACGTCAATGCCACGTCAACCGCGTCAACCTATGCCTATGACTAATGTACTTCCTTCTAGGCCACCAGTAGCCCCAGCAGGAGGGGCGATGCCGCGTCAACCTATGCCTATGACTAATGTACTTCCTTCTAGGCCACCAGTAGCTCCAGCAGGGGCGGCAGAAGGGATGGGTATGCCGCGTCCTACTAGTATGCCTATGACTAACGTAAAACCCGCACCACCGGGAATGGGCATGAAGAAGGGCGGTAAGGTTAGATCGTCTGCTTCAAAAAGAGCGGATGGTATTGCTCAGCGCGGTAAGACTAAGGGTAAATTTGTATGATGCTCTCACGCGGGATGGGCGATATAAGCCCAGCTAAAATCAAAACCATTAAGAAGCGCGATGGTAATGAGCCTGTGAAAGTATATAAAAAGGGCGGCGAGGTTTGGGATAAGCCCCGCCCTAAAGGTCTTGGTAAGCCAAGTAAACTTAGTCCTGAAAAGAAGTCAGCCGCAAAAGCAGCGGCTAAAGCCGCTGGAAGACCTTATCCTAATTTAATAGACAACATGCGGGCAGCAAGGAGGTAGGTATGGCTGGTGGTGGTCCGGTTAATCAAGGCGGCTCTCAATCAGGGTCGCAAATGGCGCAGCAGGTGCAGCAATCTGCGCCTCCGGGGGCGCAAGCTTTGCTGTCTAATTCTATGCAGAACATGCGTAGAATTAGCCCATTTGGTAGTAACAATGCCGGATACCCAGCGTTTCCTTCGCCTTACAGAACAGGTAACCCGTACAGTGGTATGTATGGTGGCGGAGGTAATCCTTTTTCCGGTCTTATGCAGCAGCAGCAACAGCAAATGCAACAACAGCAAATGCAACAGCCGGAGTGGATGCAGCAGGCACAACAGGCGCAGCAAAATTTTACGCAGAGTGCCCCATATGTAGACTTCATGAATAAACAAAAAGCATTACAACAAGAGTTTGAAAATAGTCAGGGGTACAAAGACTTTCAAACCCAAATGCAAGGCTTTCAGAAGCAACAACAAGAATATACTCCGCCGTTCTCTCCGTATGGTGGAATGTATGGTGGGCTTGGTCGGATGTTCTTTTAAGTTAAATAATCATGGCCTTTTCATCTAATACTACAAGTTTCAACCCCGACCTCAACGAGATATTTGAAGAGGCGTTTGAGCGTTGCGGGCTTGAATTACGTAGCGGCTATGATTTTCGTACAGCACGACGTAGCTTAAACTTTTTGATTGGTGAATGGGCTAATCGAGGTATCAACCTGTGGACTATTGAACAGGGTTCTATCAACCTAGCGCAAGGTGTGGTGGCTTATGATTTACCTGATGATACCGTTGATCTTATTGAACATGTTATTCGCACTGATTCCGGACAGGGTCCTAACCAGACTGATTTAAACATTACGCGGATTAGCGTCTCGACGTACTCGACGATCCCGAATAAGTTGGCGCAAGGTCGTCCAATTCAAGTTTGGATTAACCGTCAGTCAGGCCAGAAAGTAGGGTCTAACGCAGCAACCCCTAAACATCCACAGATTAAT